GGTTGCTTTCTCGGTAGCATCCATTTGATGCTGGATATTTAAGGGCGTAACAGAGGCGGCAGATTCCCCGTTAAGAGTTTCTAAGTGTAGTATTGGCGATCCGTCAGGGCTGCAAAACTTTTCAGACTCCGCTTGGAAGTAGTCGTATTCTGTGCGCCCGTTCTCGTCTTTAAGTACTTTATCTAATGGTCTAGTCTGTATAATTACGCCAGCTTTGAAGCTGTTTGATACTTGACTTTCTTCGTGTAGAGATAGTGCCGCGTCTGCGTTAATGTCGTTTAATCCCGATGACCATTTCGGTACAGGATAATGTTGATAATTTAAACCCACTCCAGGAGTAAAGGTGTAAAGTAACTCACCAAGCTGCCTATCATGTTTAGCTATTTGTTTAGCCATCATAGCCCTAACCTCTGAGGGTGTTTTAGCTGTTCCAAACGCGGGTATTATTTCGCGATGTCTACCTGTGAAGGATTGAAAACCGCTAGGATCACCTAAGTCGGGGCTGTATATAAACTGCCCGTCGTATCTTTTTCTCACGTTCTGAATAGGTAGCAAATGGAACTCAGCAGGTAAGCCCCCCGCATTGTACAATACGCGAAGGGCAATTCCTGGAATGTAAGCCAATGTCTGATTAATGGCACGGTCTAACTCTCCCCACGTTTGATCCGGATTAGCCAGCGTATCAAGAAACGCTTGATCTTTAATCCCATCACCCGCGATGAAAGTCTCTAACTTATCTATGCACTCCCTCGCCACTCCTGAATCATTCGCACTATCTATTATGATATTGGGAAAGTTATCTTTTGTCCCCCATCTCCACGCTCGCCCGTCTTGGGATATTGAGTCGCGAATCGAGGACAGCATCGCTTTGAGTGAAAAGTTCGGCATAGGTAATTAGATGTTATTCGTTAAGACTTCTTGCGTCTCTTTGGCTTTACTACTTCTTGTACTACTTCTTGTACCTCTTCAACTTGTGGGATAATCTCCTCACCTTCTAGAGTTTCAAAGTATTTACTAAACAGGACCTTGTTGTCTTCGATTAGGTTATTAGCATTACTGTAAGTTCCGTAGAAGTTACCATCAATACCAAAAGAGCGGTCACCGATTGCAACCGCTACTCTTTTGTTTTGATATTCTTTTTTTAGCCTATAACTAATCATTACGCGGCAGGAGTTAGATAAGCCTCGATAGTTGTGATGTTATTAGCATAGGTGCTTGTCTCGTTAAAGATGATAGACTTATGCAACATATTACCTGACATCGTGCAAGTCTGAGCATTCATATCGTTTAACTCAATACCTAGAGCGTCGTCTCCTTCGCTTAACTTAAGACCAAAATCCTGTAAAGTATTAACGTCCTTAGAAATTCCGTACACTAATATCTGACCGCTTCTAGTTGGTATGAAAAAGAAAGCCTGATCTAATGCGAACAAGTCCTCTATAGCGTCTCTCTCTGCTTGTGTGGAGTGATATAGTACGGGCTGCACAGTATGTACATACTCGTTTACGTTACCTTCTCCCTCTGCTGTTACAGGCTCGCTTGCTGTGTTCTTAGTACTGCGACCTACAAACTTAACCATTTGCTTAGTCGACGCTAGAGTAATAGACTCAAGCGATCCGTCAGTGGCAAATGTTACGCTAGATAAGTCCTTTACAGACCCCGCGTATATTGCTTTATTAACGCCTCCCGCTTTTTTAACGGCAGCGCAAGTACCGGCTAACCCGACACTTAATGATGTTACGCACATAATTTTTATGTTTTAAATGTTAGAAAAAAAAGGGAGAGTGTTGGCCCTCCCTCGTTAATTATGCGTCTGGAGTAGATAGAGTAATTTCACTCTGGAACTTAGAAGTAAGCGCTACGCCTGTCTTCATTCTTCCTTTTAAGTGATACACTTCATCGCCTGTACCGTCACCTTGCCACAATACAGAAACTTTGCTGTAGTCATCGCTTAGATCATATCCGTAGAATACACGACTAGCCTCCCAACTTCCGATGGTGTTAGCTGGCGCGTTGTCTAATACTACTATCTGGGCATTAATCATTTTCAGATCGTGAGCCTTTAGGTAGTACTCGCCTCCGTTTTGTTGTGCCTCAGACACTGCGAATTGCCATTCTAACTCTAGGTGAGAAGGTATAACAATCTTCACATCGTTACGACGTACCTGAGTAGGTAGTGCGCGGTAGTGAGATGCAACCTTTTTCACCATGTTGTTAGCATTGATGAACTGAATAGAACCAGAATCATCGGTATAGTTTGAGCTAGTCAATGCGTCAGTATCTACTCCGATAACTACAGTTGTAGCGGTTAGAGATAAGATTGTGTGATCGCCATTAATTGCAGACCAACCAGTACCAGCCGCGGTACGTACCGATATGATGTTGTTAACCTGTAATAGGGTTGTAACGTCACTGGCTACTGTTAAGGTAGTGGTGGTTCCCTTTATTACTGTTGCAACATTAACAGCGTCGGCTGCAATGCTAATCTTGTTTACATCGCTAGAAGCGTCGAACAAGTTGTACACTCCACTATAAGAAGCACTAAAGGTATAACTACCCACAGTCGCGTCTAAGCCAGTCTTACCGTTAAGGATTAAGTTAGCTTGTGCCTGATTCAATTTAGGAACATATACCATTTTGATATACTGATCTACTAACTGATCGTAGCTGTAATCTTCCATTGAACCAGCGCCCAATTTGTTAGAATACCAACTTAAACGAATAGTGTCTAAGCTAATAGTCTTATTGAATTGGTAAGGTATCAACTCTAAGTTAATCTCTTTTAGATTAGCTGTAGTACTTTGATCGGTATAGGTAGGACTAGAATCTGCAAGTACGATAGTATCGTCTGCATCGTAAATAGTCTCTTTGTATTTGCTTCGGTCGATAACCGTAGCTAAACCTAAGTCCTCAAGACCTGCGGGGTTTAATACGGTTGGGCCGAATAGTTCATCAAAAAACTCACCTGCATAGGTTGGAGTTGTAAACGTTGGATTTGCTGCCATTGTAATAAGTTGTTATGTTAATTATTTGCGTGAAGCAATTTGTGAGGCTAAACGTCTATCGCTTGGCTTCATATCTTTAACGCTATCTTGACTCTTGGTAAACATCGCGTGACGTGTTGGCTCTTTTCCTGAACCGGGAACCACTGCGCTAAGCTTTTCAATACTTGCAGCCATAGCGTTTAGCTTAGTTTCAGTTTCGGACTTGAAAGTGCTTAAGGCTAATTGAGCCGCTTTAACTTCTTCGTCTTTCATGGCTAAAGCTTCGTCTTTAACAACCATCTCGGCAACCATCTTTTCCTTATCCGCTTCCATTGCCGTCATCGCGTCAACTGCTGACTCAGTTACAGACTGGATTACTCCGTCCGCGCCTACTGTAATAGATCGGCCATCGTTTAAATCGTGTGGCCCTTCTGGTGCTGGCGTCTCTGTGGGTTCTCCACCTTCAGCTAATACCGCTCTTTTACCTTCTATTTCTCCGTCCTCGGAAAAAACAAAAAGTTCACCCGCTCCACCCTTTAAGGGTAAGACCATGGATTTACGTCCACCAACTATCAACGCCTTAAGCGTTTTCATGGCTTGTTTGATTGCGCTTAATTCGTCGCTCATCTCTGTCGTTTTTAAAATTAAATCTTCGTCTTCTTTTGTTTCTTTTTCTATTGCTTCCTCTTGTACTGATTGTACAGCCATTGCTTTAAGTGCTTTGGAATTGTAGCTTAAAGCTTTGCCGTGTTTAACGGTACTCATTGGTGCTACCATCTCAGTCGCAAAATTGAGGTCTATCAGTTGTCTATCTGTTAGCTGTGTCTCATTGCGCATTAAGTCCTGAATCAATCGCTTGTTGTCTCGTCCCGCCTTGGCTAAGTACTCGACCATCATAGCAAAGTCGGCTTCGTCATTATCGTCGGCGATCTCTCTAAGCGTCTGAGCGTTTAAAGAGGTATCCCCTAATTGATCTGGGTGAAGCCAAGAATTATGAATCAATGCAGCACAACCGCGAACGGCTTTTCTAATGTCTCCTTTTAAAAATATGATTGATGCAATAGAATCGAACTGAATACCTATAGTAGTAACCTCGCGGCCTTTTGCTTTCTCGCGGTCGATCATATCGGCAATCTCAAAACCTTGGATTACGTCCCCACCGATAGAATTAACCTCTATGGTAAACGGCCCCTCGGTATTTTGGCTGAGATAGTCGCGCATCATTTGGGCGGTGAAGTTTTCGCCAACGCCGTTAGCTATTAGAATCGACTCTAATGCTGGCTCGCGCTCTCCTATAATACCGTTGATGCGTAAAATATCCAATCGACTATTGTTTAGTTCGCGCTAAGTTAATTAGAGGGATTAGTATATAATAGTGATTATGTAATAGCTACATATTAATTATGTAAATTTGCTAGATATTCAATAATATGTCAGACGATAGAATAACAGTTAATCTTGCACCTTACAAAGACAGCTTTCAAAAGGCGTGTAATAAGATAGGGCAAAGCATGACTAGCCGAATTAAAACATTAGTACAAAAAGACCTAGAAGAGAATGAGTGATTTAATAGGAATCAAGCCGAAAAAGGTAACAGTAGCCGATATTAAACAACGGCACGAGGACGCTGGTCTAATCATTGCTGGATTATTGGAGATAGATAAGCACCTTAAGGAACAACTAGAGCTTAGTAAGTCTTTTAAGAACGACAGAGAACTACACCTGGCTAACGTGGCTGTCTTGTCGTCTAAGAGAACGGAGGCGAAGAGGAACTATGTTGTGTATATCAAGGGGACTATTGAAATGGCGTTAACTGTATAGATTAGGTTATCTAAAACTTTTAGTTTACATTTGCTTAACTAATAACTTATAAGCCATGAAAAAACTAATCATATTAACCCTAATCCTTTTATCCTTCCAATCATTCGCGCAGCTCGTCCCGCTCCAGAACGTAACCGATGGTGGGCTGTCTTTATCCTACCGCGTTAATCGTGAGTTTAAAGGTGTGCCTTTTTCTCATAACGCTATTGAGGTAGGTCTATTCCAAGATCGGCCTTACTTCGCCACGGGTGCTAATGTCGCGCTCGGTGGTGTTCAAGTTGGAGCTGACCTAATAGGCTATACTCAAGGTGTAGATATTCGCTTAAACCTTACCGCATCGCGTGACATGGGTTTAGTTTCCCCGCTTATCGGGCTGCATTATTATATCGATTTACAACAAAGCTGCTTCGTGTTTGGGGTAGTGATTAAGATTAAGTAATCACTCCACAATATTAGCGTACTGCTTTGCCTCGGTGAAGTCCCGCTGCTTATCCTCGAACTCCTCAATTGATACATAGATTTTCCGCTTGCCTATCTCGTCACTAACACGGCTTAGGCTTGCGTTCTCTGCTCTTGTGCTGCTTATCGCTGGGCTTGTTCCCGCTGATATAATCCCGTTGGCAAAGTTCCGCTTGTGGCCCATTTGAAAATTCGGCTTATTACCTACCGCTTGCTCCATTTGCGCAAGAACTGGAGCGTAAGCCGTTGTCGCCTTCGCGGTTATTACTGATTCGCCTCTTGATAAGTTCGCGCTGATACTGTCGCTTGTGGATGTTCCCGGTCCGTTTAATCCTATCACACCGTCCGCGAAGT